GATCCGCTCGAAGTGCTCCAGCGCCCTGCCTGCGAGGTCTCCGGTCGCCCACCTGGTCATGATGACCACGATCTTCATCCCCTGCTCGCGCCTGGACAGGAGCGTGTTCGCGAAGTAGTCCCATAACTGCTGGAGGCGCCTCTCGTTATATGCTTCCTCCGCGTTCTTTACGAGGTCGTCGATAATGAGCAAACTGGCGCCAAAGCCGGTAACTGTGCCCCCTGGGCTGGTCGATAGATATGAATGTTCCCCGCGCCCGCCCTCTATGGCCCAAAGCTTCATACTCCCCGAGCCCGGCTTTATCCTCGTGCCCGGGAATATGTCGGAGTACACCGGGATCTCGGGCGCGGCCTTGACCTCCTGGATGGCGTTGCGGACGGTCTTGGCGAAGGTCCCGCTGAGCTCCTCGTTATACGATGCCGTGATGACGTGCGCTCCCGGATCCCTGCCGAATATCCATTCGGTGAACAGGCTGGCCGTCCTGCTCTTGCCGTGCCTCGGAGGCATGCACATGACCAGGATCCTGTCGTCGCTCTCGTAGAAGTCCTGCAGCGTGTCGCAGACATTCTTCAGATATGCCCGGTCCTCGGTGTAGAAGTCGGGCGCCATCAGCTTGGCGAAGGCCCAGAAGCTCCACCACGCCTTGCGGTAGGTGCACCTGCGCTCGAGGTCGTCGAGCTGGTCATTCGTCAGATCTGCGAGCCTCTCTGATAGCTCCGATGATTGCATCGAGCTGGTCCTCCGTGAGGTTGGCGAGCGGATCGGTGTGCACGGCGATCTCCTCCTGGAACTGTCCCTTGAGCGTGGCGAGGAACTGCATCGCCCGGACGTCTCCCTTCATCGCCTTGGCGTATGCCGTGGCGAGGACCGCCCCGTCAAAGGTGGGGTTCGCGTCCTTGATCTGATCGCCGTTCTTGGCCTCCTTGACCCTGCCCTTGTGCAGAGGGAGGGATCCGTAGTACTCGGCCCACTCGCGCATGCTCCTCTTGCGGATCTGCGCCTCGTTGCTTTTCTTGGCACCTTTCCTCGCCGATTCCACGGTGGCGGGATCTCCCTTCTTGAACGGCGTGAGGTTCTCCGTGTGGGGTTCGGGGTTGGGATTCGCCATCGCTCTCTCCTCCTTCCGAGGTCCTCGCGCGCGTCCGTGACGGCTCTTGCGAGCTTCCCCGCTATCTCGTCCGCCTCCTCGACCGTGAGGTCCCACCTGCGCCCCCTTCCGACGAACGTGACGGCGATGGGACGCTCCTGCCCCGGCGTATATGCGACCCTCATGCTCCCACCCCTCTCTCGGCGAGGAGGACGCACCTCGGCATGTTGCAGTCCCTGCAGCGCTTGTGATCGTTGCAGAGGCATCCGCCGTCGGTCCACATCCTGCACCTCCGGCATACTGCGGTCGGCGTCTTGCCCTTCAATCCATCGCCCCCTTGTAGACGTCCCTGCTCGATGCGTGCCCCTTTCCGTCGTGGATCGTGACCGTGATCTCCACCGGCGGGACGGCCTCGTACTCGAATAGCTCGCGGAGCTCCTCGCGGATGCCCTCCGCCACCCTGGCTATGTTCTTGTAGGCGTCTGCGTTCTTGATGCGTATCTCGATGTTGATGTCGGTCATTGAATCCCCTCCATCTGTCTACATGCGACCACCCTGCTGGAGACGTGGTGCGCTATGGGGACGTCGTCCTGCATCGCCTGCGTGCATATCGTGCACAGGTGCTTGGCCTGGTGCATCCCGTTGGGATAGTCGACCGTGATGTGCGCCCATCCCGTCGGGAGCTTATGGGGGTCTCCGTCTATCGGGATGTGCTCGACGGTCGCGCATACGTCGCAGGTGTATGCGTATGATAGCGTCATAGCTTCGCCTCCCGTACTGCGTGGATGATGGCGAGGGCGAGCTCCTGCGCCTCGCCGGGGCTCATGATGAAGTGGTGGCCCCATATCCCGACGTCGATGCCTGCCTTGCCCGCCGGCCTCACTTCGACCGTCCGGTTGCCCCTCCTCTGCCATATCACGGGGTTGTCCGTGGGGACGGCGGTCATGCGTCCACCCTCCGGTTCCAATCCTCGATCAGTTCCTCCTTGCTGCTGTATGCGGCGCTCTCGAAGTCCGCGAGTATGCAGTCGTTGTCCGGGTGCATCAATACGTAATATGGCGGCCTGCCGAAGAGTCCGAAGATGCCGGTGTCGATCTCGGGGTATTCCCCGCAGAAGGGACAGTGCTTCATGTCGGTCATGCTCTCCCCTCCCTGTCGAACCATTGCGCCTTTACCGCTCCTGCCACCGTCTGCATCAGCTTCGGCGGGACGCTCATTCCGCATACGTAGCACGGATCCTGCCCGCAGAAGTCGTAGTCGGTCGGGAAGGTCGAGCATGCCGCGATGTCCTCGTCCGTGAAGTAGGTCCAATCCCACTTGCGGATCGGTCTGATGCTGGCCGTGATGGTCGGGCAGATCCTGTCCCTGCCCACGATGTTGTAGCTGAAGTATGTGCTCTTGCCGACCATCCTCTCCATGATCTGCCCGATGTTCCTGTCCTCCGGTAATGCGTACTGCCGGAGCTTCGCCACCGTGTCTGCCGGTCTCTCTCCCGGCCTCTCGGAGCATACCTTCCCGAAGGTGATCGGAGGCACCGGTGCCGGCAGTGCGAGCTTCGGATAGCCCATCCTGTTGGCGATGACGAACACCCTTTCCCTCGCCTGCGGGACCCCGTAGTCGGCCGCGTTGAGGAGGAATATCTGCACCGAGTAGCCGATCTCCCGGAACTCCCTGATGATCTGGTTGACGTAGCCTTTCGCGTTGCCGGCGATCAGTCCTTTCACGTTCTCGGCCACCGCCACCTTGGGGCGCAGCTTGGCCACCGTGCCGATGAATACGAAGAACAGGTCATCGAGGGTCTGGAGCGCCTGTCCCTCCCGGAACTGCTTCTTGACGCTCCATGCGTCCTCCCTGCTTCCCGCCATGCTGAACGTGGAGCAGGGCGGGCTCCCGTCGAGGACGTCGAGGTGGTAGAGCTCCTCCGGTAGATCGTCGAGCGTGTTGAACTTCCGCAGGTCCATCTCGTAGTTGTGGAGCGGGTGGTGGTTCGCCTTGTACATCGCGTTTATCGCCGGGTCGATCTCCACGTTCCCGAGCATTCTGTAGCCGGCGAGCTTGTAGCCCATCGTGCTCCCTCCTCCACAGCTGAACGTGCTGAAGCATGTCGGCGCGTCCTCCTCCGGCGCCGGGATCCCTGCGAGCGTCCACCCTTCAGAACTCATGTTTGCACCTCGGGCAAATGTGAGTGTGCTTCCTCTCCGGCATGCCTTTCGATACGGCCTCCCCGAAGTCCATCCCGTAGGCGGCGAGGGCCTCCCCGATCAGATCGGCCGATGCTGCGAGCGCCCTCTCGTCCCATGCGGTGAGGTCGCCGGTCTTGTTGTCGGCGAGCCTGTACGCCCTGGCCTGCTCCTCGGTCAGTCCCGAGGCGATGATGACGGGCACCGTCTCCAGCTTGAGGCGGAGCGCCGCCTTGAGCCTCGCGTGCCCGGCGATGACCACCATGTCCCCGTCCACCACGATGGGCTGGCGGAATCCGTAGTCCCGGATCGACCGCATCAGATGCTCCACGGTCTGCTGGTTGACCCTCGGGTTGTTCGGGTAGGGATGTATGTCCTCCGGCCTTACCTGCACGATGTCCATCTCAATCCCCCTCCTTGAATCTGAAGCCGCAATGCGGACAAACAAGGGGAAGCTCCTCATCGCCGTAGTCGTCGAGGTCGAGCTCGGCGCTGGTGCCTGCGGTGCCGACGTAGTCCCCGTCATCGCTCGACCCCCCCCCCTCATCGCCGTCGGCGGTCACGGCGGCGAATCCGAAGTCCGCCATGTCGATGCCGGTTATGGTCTGGAGCTCGTCGAGGAGCGCACCGTAATCCCACGTGCTGAACTCCGCCACCCTGTTGTCGGCGACCCTGTACTCGGCGGCCTTCTGTTCGTCGAGGTCCGCGACCAATACGGGCACCTCCTTGAACCCGAGCTTCTGCGCCGCCTTGTAGCGGGTATGCCCTACGATGATCGTGTGCTCCCTGTCCACCACTATCGGCTGCTGCCATCCGAAGCTCTCGATGGATCTCGCCACCGCGTCCACCGCATCCTTCCCGATCCTGCGTGGGTTCCCGGGGTACGGGTGGATGTCCTTGAGCCTCATCATCGTTATCTCGTCGGTCATTCGTCTCCCTCCTCGTCGTCCTCGTCCTCCTGCTCCTCGTCCCTCTGCATATCCTCGAGGGCGCCGTCCAATGCCGCGCAGGCCTCGGCGACCCTCCTCTTGGCGATGTCGGCCCCGTCCCACAGCTTGTTACCGGTCGGGATTATGTCGGTTATGTCGTCGAGGATGTCGCCCGCGTACTCCAGGAGGGGAATCAGCGCCGCCATGTGCGAGCGTGCTATCTCCCTGTCGATGATCTCCTGCCGGTCCTCCACGACCACTGTGTATTCGGTCATGCGCTCACCCTCTCCGCCTTGTCCCCGGTGAAGTCCTGCTGTGTGGTCATACCTGTGCCTCCATCATGTTGAGCCTCTGCACCCTCTCTCTCTCTCGGATAATTCGATGATGATCTTGACCTTCTCGGCCTTGACCTTCTCGGCCTTGACCTTCTCGGCCTTGACCTTCTCGGCCTTGACCTTCTCGGCCTGCGGGTCCGAGACCAGCGCACCGCCTCCGTAAATCTCCTGCCCGCAGTCCATCTTTTTGACGAACTCGATGTGCTCGATGCCGAAGTCGCTGCCGTACTTGGCCAGCCTTGACAGTGTCATAGATGTCACCAGGTTGTCGGGGTAGGAATACGCCTGCAGGTCTGCGGTGATCTCCGGCTGGGCCTCCTCGAGCCTCTGGTAGAGCGTGGCTGCGACCCTTATCTTGTCCTTGCCCATATTCGTGATAAATGCCGTATTCACTGTCGCACCATTCTCGTATTCGATGTTAAAACCGGGGAGGACCACATTGCAGTCCTCGAAATACCAGCCCACCGTCCTTGCGTCTGCGAATAGGAAAAAGTCGATGCCCTTGTCGATGTAGAAGCGGACGATCTTCTTGAGGATGGAGAACGGAGGATTGTCGAGGACGATCCCTCCTGCAGAATAATCGAAGCTCTCGAAATCTCCGCCGGGGTAGAACGGACGGAGCACCGTGCGGTCCTCCGGGATCTCGTATTCGCTGAAAGCCCATGCACGGACAGCCTCATACACTGCCGGAGGCGTGAAGCAATCGTCGGTGGTGTGTTTTTCCTTGAACTTGTCGAGGAAGGCCTCGTACTCTGCAGTATGCTCCTGGTCCTTCAGTGCCTCGAGGTTGCTGAAGTCCACCCCGTCCTCGGTGCGGAATATGTCGAGCCCGAAGTCGCCCATGTCGAAGTCGAGCGTGGGTATGATGTCGGCCAGCAGGTCGAAGTCCCACTCGCTCGCGGATCCTGCGCTGTTGTCCGCTATGCGGTAGGCCTCCGCCTGCTCCGGCGTCATGTCCTCGGCGTATATCACGGGGACGGTCTTGAGCTTGAGCTTCTTCGCCGCTTTCCAGCGGGTGTGTCCTGCTATGATGACGCCGTCCCTGTCGACGATGATCGGGGCTCTGAATCCGAATTCCCGGATGCTGTTCGCCACCGCATCCACCGAGGCGTCGTTCCTCCTCGGGTTCCTCTCGTACGGGCGTATGTCGCCCACCTTCACTTCTCTGATCTCTGCCATGTCGTGCTTCCTTCCCTTTTTTTTTAACGTCATTCGTGTGATTTCGTGCTGAACTCCAGCCTCGGCCCGTTGCGGACCTTGATGGCCACCTTCCCGGTCCTGATCTCCCTGATGCTCTGGACCTTCCCCATGCAGATGACCTGCTCTCCCCTGCGAACCGCCAGCGTGTCGGTCTCGTCGACGCTCCATACCGTGCTTGCCGTCTCCCGCCACATGACGGGCCTGTGTCCCTCTGCGAGCTCCCTCGCCTGATCCTCCGATAACATGTCCCCCTTCCCGAACGTGTGATGTATGCAGTCGCTCCCGCGCCAATACTCGCGCTGAGGCTTCCCGCTGTTGCTGGTCCTCCTCGGCACGATCCTGACGGATATGCGTCCCCTCGCCTGGTTGCGCGTGAGGAATGACGTGACGACGTTGATGGGCAGTCCCGTGATCTCGGCGATCTCGCTGGCAGAGTAGGGTCTCGGCGCCCTGTCGAGCACCTGCCCGATGATGTCGGTGGCACGGATCCCGGTGGCGGCCGTGCAGAAATATCTCGGCATCGCTCCCTCCTCCTCGGCCACCTGCGGAGGCGGACCGGCATGCTCTCCTGCATGCGCTCGATGACGAACGTGCGGAGGCATCCGGCGCAGAGCTTGTGACCCCACCGGTACGGGTAGCGGAGCTGGACGATCCTCCCGCAGCAGGTGCACTTGCTCCCCTTCATCGGTCCCTGCGCCTCCCGCACACGGGGCAGAGCGTCGGTCCCTTGTGCCCTCCGGTCTTGGTCCTGCGGAGCTTCCATCCCCGGCACTCCGCCTCCTGCCTGGTCTCCTCGAGGGTTCCGGGCAGATCGATGCGTGCCCCGCACCTGTTGCAGACGTATATGCTCCCGCCCTTCACTGCCCGGTCCTCCTTACCAGCTCGGCGGTGTCCCTTCCGCATTGGAAGCAGTGGGTGTGCGCCCATATCTCCCCGCCGACGTTCCCGCGTACCTCCACCAGGAGGCCGTCGGTGCAGTGCTCGCATGCGCGGAAGTCGTAGACCTTGTATTCGGGGTAGGTGGGGATCATTCCTCTTCGAGCCTCCATGTCGACGGGTGTCCCCTGCTCCCTCTCCCGGTCTGCCGGACGAGGCCGTACTTGACCGCCCTGTGCAGGACGGTGTTGACGTTCTTGATCGGGCCGTTCCTCGCCCATTGGGCGAGGCCGGGGTGGAGGATGTCGGCGATCTCCCGGCAGGTCCACTCCCTCCCGGGATCGGTCCCCATGACCTCCATTACCCGGTCGTGCAGGCTCACTGCCTCCCCTCCTGTCTGTAGTCCCAATAATGCCGGCATCCCCTGCAGGTGTCGCTGTTCGGATCGGGGACGGCCCTCGCCGGGTGTATGCTCATCAGCACCATGCACTCGGGGCATCCGCTGCAGTCGTGGCGGGGCTTCCCCTCCGCGATGTAGCTCATCATCATCGCCACCAGCTCCCTCTGGTGCTCCTCGCATAGCGGGACGGTCATGCTGCGGCGCTCGTCGGGATCATACGTCTCGGTGAAATACGGGGTTTGCTTCCCGCACCTGGCGCAGGGGAGGATCATTCGGGCACCTCCTCGAGGAGCGCCTTGGCCGCCACCTCGCCGGTGAGCGCCTCGACCAGGTTCTTGATGGCGATCCTCGCAGTGAGGCCTCCGCACTTCGCCTGTATGAGCGTGCGCCTGCCATCCTTGACGGTGACCGTGCAGGTCCTGACCGAGGTCGGACGCTCGGCGATCGTGCAGAGGTGGGCTCCTTCCCGGTACGCCTGCAGCATGTGCTCCAGCTCGTCGCAGTGCTTCGCGCAGAGGTACATGATGAAGTGGCCCGGGATCTGCACGTGGTTGACCGCCGGCTTCCCGCAGAGCGGGCAGTGGGCGGGTGCGTCCACGGGTGCGTCGCTCATTGGTCCACCTCCTTTCCGTTCCAGCGGGCGATGGCCTTGGAGAGCTGGAGGTCCCAGGTCCCCTTGCTGGTCCAGCACTCCTCGCACTGGACCGCATAGCCCTTCCCGGGTTCGTGCAGGATCCTCGGCCTGCCTCCGCAGGCACACCTGCGGGGCTCCTCGGCGAGGACGGGCATCGGCTCCTCCTCCTGCTCCTCCGGTTCGGGATCGTCCTCCCATTCGTCCACCCTCTTGGTGCACATGACCGTGAAGGTCTCGCCCTCCTCGAGATGGATCGTGCGAAGCGCGAGCTCCTCCCCATAGGCCTTCTCGAAGGCTTCCCGGTCCTGCGGGTCGTCGAGGTCGAATACGAACTCGCTCGGGGAATCGTGGAGCAGGAGCAGTGCCTTGAGCGGGTTGTCCTTCGCCTCGGCGAAGGCCTTGGCGCTCTCCATGACCCTGTTCTGGTCCGGGCAGGTCGGGTCGCTGACCCTCACGAGGAACGTCATGCCATCCCCTCCCCGATCCTGCGGATGCGCTTCCCGAGCTCCATGATGACCGCGTCCTCCTCGTCCACGTTGAGGCTCTTGAGCCTGCCCTGCTTCCCGGGCTTGACGATGAACACCGACCCGTAGATGTCGCCCTCGTCGAATCCGATGACCGGCGCTCCGATGTAATACCTCTCGCGGGCGTGGAACTCCTCGTCGCAGATCGGCACCACGCAGAGGTCCCCGAGGTGCCTCCTCGGGTATTCGACGTATTCGCACCCGATGGCCTTCGCCTGCTCCCGCCAATCGTCCTCTATGACCGCTCTGGATATGATCCCGTACTTGCCGACGAGGATGCCTTTCAGCTTCATGCGATCCCTCCCGTGCGTGCCTTGAGGATGCGGTAGTTGGCCAGCACCTCGCTGACGATCTCGCTGTCGTCGTGCTCCTCCAGGAGGTAGAGCGGGATGGCGATGACCCGGAAGGTGGGCGATATGTGGCTGCTCTGGGGGTCGGCGGTCCACAGGACGGTGATGTCCCGGGGGAGCTTCCCGCTGTCCTTCAGCGCGTTCGCGATGCCCTCCAGATCGGCCTCGCGGATCTCCCTCGGCTCGAAGTAGCCATTGCGCCTGATGTACTTCTCGAGGCTGTGCTCCCTGATGTGCCTGCGCACCTCCTCCGGCACCGTCGGCAGGCCTCCGGTGATGCAATCCATGACCGTGGCCGCGTACTCCCTCGCCAGCCTGTCGGGCAGGTCGCGGAAGTAGTCGCTGACCTCGAGGTTGTAGGTCCTGCCGGTCACTTTCGTGATGATGACCCTCGGCTCCGGCAGAGGGGAGAACGATACGGAAGGGAAGCTGTAGCCCCTCTCCAGCCCCTCGACGCGGAGCGCCTCTTGGAGCGGGTTCATGCGACCGCCCCCCACAGGCCTCTCGCCCTCATCGCGCCGAGCTCGGTGAGCGATGCCCATCCTCCCTCGATCTCTGCTCCGCCGTAGTACTCGTTGATCCTGATGGTACCGTTCCTCTCCGCAAGGCGGACGGCCTCCTGCCCGTACTTGTCCTGGAGGGCGCATACCGGGATGGCCCCGCTGGCCATGATGCAGACCATGATGATGCTCTGCTCGTCCTCGGGGATCCTCTGCGGGGAATATCTCCAGCGGTCCCTCCCGGTGTGCTCCATCTCCGGCATGATGCCGAGGATCGCCCTGGTCTCCTTCAGCGTGGGCGCATGCCTGGTGTGCTCCACGTCGAGGAAGTGCCAGATGTCGGTGGTGCTGAACTCCCCGTATTTGAGCGTGTACAGGTCCGCCCTCTCGGCGATCCACATGCGGAGGCGGATGCCCTCGTCGGTCATTCGACCGCCTCCTCCGGCTCGATGGCGTCCTGCTCGATCAGCGCCCGCAGCAGGCCCACCATCCACTCGTCGACCTCCTGCCCGCAGTTGTACTTGCTCATGCGGCGGAGGTCGTTGTACTCCCTGTACTCGAATCCGGGAGCGGTCATCATCCCGTTGCGGAATCCGTACAGGACGGCGTTCCCGTCCCCGATCTCCGCCACGGCGGCGTAGAACCTCCACCTGTAGCCCTCGTCGCAGGGACAGCGGAGCATGAGGTCCGTGACCGTGCTCTCGCCGTCGCTGACCGTCTTGGGCTCGAATCCGAGGATAGTGAGCTGGTTCCGGTCGAAGCTCTTGAGCACGATGCTCTCCCTGTTGAGGAGCTCGTCGAGGTATGCCTCGGTGCATTTCATTGCGGACACCTCCTGTAGAAGCTCCTGTAATCCTTCTTGCCATAGGGCCCGTCGCGGGTCTCGCAGATCTTCGCAAGGGCGATCCCGATGCTCCTGCCGTCCCACTTGGAGAGGTCGTGGCCGTCGGCCTCGGCGACCACCCTGATGTCGTAGATGGTGATCGGCGCCCCGTAGCGGAAGGTGGCGACCTCCTTCTCGATGATGCCCAACAGCTCCTGGTCCATCAGAAACCCTCCCTGTCGAGCTTCTCGCCGATGGCCTGCTTGATGTACTCGGAGAGGCTGACGTTCTTCTCCTGCGCCTCTCTGGTGGCCCTGTCCTTGAGTCCCGCCGATATGCGGACGCTGACCTTGGTGCCGGTCATCCGACCACCTTCTTCATGTAGGCGATCCCGGCGGTGAGGATCCTGCCCGCCAGCTCCTGCGGGGATATGCGAAGCTTCTTGGCGATCCTGTGCAGGTCGGCGTACTCCTCCGGCGTGTAGTGGACGATGCCCCTCGGCATCCCCTTGGCGAGGCCGTAGGTCTTGGCCCTGCTCCCTGCCCTCTCGGTGCGGACCACCTCTCCGGTAATCGTCCTCTCGCGGAGGAGCTGGTACACCCTGCCGTCGAGCCTGTACTCCGGGGTGACCCTCCATCCCTGTCCGACGAGAGCGTCGGTGATCTCTCCGGCCGTGCAGGATCCGTTCTTCTCGAGGATGTCCCTTACGGCCCCCCACATCGGCTCCCTGTCCCAGATCTGGCTCATGCCCTCGCCTCCTTGTACTCGTACAGGGGCGGCCTCTCGCCCTTCCTCGTGATCCTCTGGAGCTCGGGCACCTGCCTGATGTAGCCCGACAGCTCCCTCTTGCTCGGCATGTCGTAGCGGTGGGTGGTGGTCGCGAGGAGGCGGTAGTAGATCTGCTCGATGGTGACCGGTCCCGCACCCTTGACGCTCTCGGCGATCTCGGCATACAGGGTCGTGCGCTTCCCGATCATGTTCTCACGCCCTGCTTCCGCGGAGGTGGTTGGCGAGGAGCTCCGCGTCCCTCTTGTCGCTCTCGCTCAGCGGTCCGAAGTAGTGGGAGGCGCCGCAGTTGTAGCACCTGCCGTATGCGGTCCCGTCGCCGTTCTCGTAGGCGCGGAACTCCCCGCCGCACTTGGTGCATACCTCGAGGCGGGTCATGCCTTCCCCCCCTTGTCGAAGAAGCGGTCCACGGGCTTGCCCTCCTTCCTCGCCGGCACTTTGAGGTCCTTCTTGGGGACCTCTGCCTGGTTGAAGTCGTTGTCCTGCTGGCGTGCATCGTCGAACTTGCTGTCGTCCTTCGCACTTTCGCTGAATCCGAATACGATCTTGATGAGGTTCTTGTATGCCATCGTGTAGACCTTGTTGATGGCTTTGTCGCTGTAGTCGTTGGCCTCCGCCATGACCCTCAGCTCCTTGCTGTCCTCCTGGCATGCGAGCTCGAAGGTGACCATCGCCGTGATGTAGGTCTGCTTCCCCTCGTGGAAGGTCATGTCGGGGATGACCCTGATGTCGGTGGGGATGATCGTGACGCCCACCTTGCTGGTGCACTCTTCGATCAGAGGCTTGGCCACCTCGGTCGGGAGGTAGGCGTACTGCAGGCCGCTGGTCTGGACCTTCTTGAAGTTGGCCTTCCTCTGGAACTCCTGGCGGGCCTGTGCCAGCCTCTCGTATAATCCGAGCTGGTCGGTCATGCGATGACCTCCTCGGTGTGTTTTTTTGTTTTTTTGTTTTTTTCGTTTTCCTGCTCCGCTTCCGTCTCGAGGCGGGCGACCACGGCCGGGGAGCTCGCCATCTTCAGCATGTCCCAATCGATCACTCCGGTCCTGCCGTCCTTGCTCTGGATGCGGATGATCCCCGACGCCGAGAGCGACTTCCACTTGCTGCGGATCGTCGGCTCGCTGGCGATCAGATCGGTCTCCATCATCGCCTCGCGGAATCTCGCGTAGCGGATGACGCAGGTCCCTTCCCTGTCGAGGAAGCTCCTGGTGTCGAGGTTGTCGAATGCGTAGGCCAGAAGTCTGTTGCAGACTTCCTGTCTTTCAATCTTTCCGGGCATATTTTCTATCTCCCGGGTTCAATAGAATAGGATCCCGGGATGCCCGCTAACTACAGTTAGCGGTCATCTTATAAAATCCCGCTCTGCTGAACCCTTGAATCCACATTGCGCTGATTGATATTTATAACCTTTCCATTGCTACGGCGAGTGCGTCCCCGTCGGTCCTGATGTATCTGCTCGTGACCGCCGGGCTCGAATGCCCGAGTAGGTCCTGCAGGATCTTGATGTCCTTCTCCGGCATCGTGTCCCAGATCCTCGTGGCGAAATACCTGCGGAAGCTGTGCGCCGACGCATCCACTCCCGCCCTCCGGCAGATCCTCTGCACCCGCTTGCCCACGGTGCCCTCTGTCATGCCCGTGGGTGCCCTTCCGGTCGGGAAGCTTACCACCAGCCCCTCCACGTCCCCGTCCCTCACGAACCGCCTCCTGTACGCCATATAGCGGTCGAGCTCCGAGCGGATCCGTCCGGTGATCGGAAGGATGCGCTGCTTCCCTCTCCCGTGTCCCTTCCCGGTCACGACCATCCGGTCGCTGAGTATGTCGGAGAGCTTCAGTCCGGCGATCTCGCTCCTCCGCATCCCGGCATAAGCTGCGAGCATCACGATGATGCGGTCGGTCGGATCCGCGCAGGCCTCGGCGATCCTGCTGAACTCCTCCGGCGTGATCCATCTCGCATTGGGATGCACCGGTTCGTTCCACAGGAGGCCCATGTCCCTGACGATCGTGTTCCCGGTCCATGCGAGGAACTGCCCGAGCGCCTTGACATAATAGTGCACCGTGGTCTCGCTCGCCGGGTATCTGCTGACGATCTCGACGATGCCGTCCTCCCCTATCCCCTGCGGATCGCAGGGCCGTCCGTTGGCCCACAGGAAGCGCAGCGTGTTGCCGACCGCCGTCCTGTAGCCTGTTATCGTCTTAGGGCTCCTGTTGCCCTTCTCGAGCCTCGCCAGCCATCCCTCCATCCCGGCGAGCGCTTTCGCTAATCCATCGTTGTCCATTGCTCTCTCTCCCGTAAAAGTGAAAAAACAAAAAAACAAAAAAACACTAAAATGTTTGTTTTCTCCGCGAATCTTTATAAGGTGGTCTGCTGATGGAGAAGTGCTGGCGCCTCTGCTGAACCCATCACTTGGGCGCCGGCGCCATTTCCGGCAGGGCATCCGGCTCTGCCGGCTATCTCCCGCCGACCCCGGAAGGGATCGGCACCCATCACTCCTTCGCGGGGATCCTCTCGATGCGAACCCTTACGAGGTCCCCGCGTCCGAGCCCCATCCTCTTGATCGCTGCAGTGCAGTTGATGGTGAGGCTGTTGCCGTGCGCGGTGATCTTCGCATTGAACTCCTCGTATTCCGTGGCCATTTTTATCACTCTGTCTCTCCCGAGGAGAAGAGCTCCCTCGCCATCGCGAGCTCCTCCATCTGCCCGCGGATCAGCTTCCCGATCTCCTCCTCGGCGCCTGGCTCATCGTATTCCTCGTTTATCACGATGACGTCGAACAGGAGCGTGAAGGCCGCGTCCCTCCACATCGGTCCGAAGCGGACCTGCGTGCCCCCGGTTTCGAATGCGGCGAGGTCGATGTGCTTCCCCTCGCGGAGGCCGTGGCGCTCCGCGTAGGCGTCGAAGGCCTTGACCTTGGTCCTGGTCATCAGCCACTCCCTGGTGCGCCCGGAGTAGGCCTTCCTCTTCTCGCCGGTGACGATCCCGATGATGATGTCGCGGACCACGTGCTTCGGCGAGTCTCTGAGGTAATCGCTGACGTGGAACTCGGCGTGCTTCCGTCCGTGCGAATAGTTGACCTTGAACTCCTTGAAGGGCTCGAAGTCCGCCGTAACCCTTTCCTTGCCGAGGGGCACGAGGATCTCCCTCGCGTATGCCTGCAAGCTCTCGTCGGTCCACCTCATGCGATCGCCCCTCTCCTCTTGAGGTCGCAGTAGGCGAGCTGCTGTCCGTTCCACGCGCTGCGGAAGGTCCTCAGCCTCTCCTCGGTCTCCTTCTCGTACTCCTCGACTCTGATGAGCTGACGGACCGCCCAATTGGCGCCGTAGCCGTATCTGATGTCGGTGGCGATGTTGTCGCGCATGATCGCCGCCATGCTTCTCCTGTCCTGCTCGTAGAGCTCGATCCAATCGGTCATGTTTTCTATCTCCCGGGGAGGCCCTTTCGTCCTCCTCCTGTGTAACACATTGTGTTACATATATTTAAAACCAACTGTAAAAAATACAGGTAAGGGGTTTGGGTGCGGATGCTCACAGGCTGTTGATCGCCGCTCTCCACGCCTTGCGCTGCGCGATGATCTCCGCATACTCCTGGCGGAGCTGGGCGAGATCCTCGCCCTCCGCCTCGGCCAGCTTCGCAGCCACGTAATCGGTGGCCTCGAGCTGCGCGAGCAGGCGGATCCTGCGGAGCCTGTTGTCCCATACGGCTCCGGCGGGGACCTTCCCCTCGCGGACGAGCTGATACTCCCCGGGCTCCAGGCGGAGCTCGGTCCACTCATAGCCCTGCGAGACATTACCCTGCTCGTCGGTCTCGCTGAACGGGGCGATGCCCGTCCTGACGATGTATGCGGTCGCTGTGCTTTCCTGTGCCGAGGGGAGAGCGTCTCCCCTGACTCTCATGCTTCTCATGTGTATGCCTCCATTCTCGCGATGACCGGGTCGACGTGCTTCCGGTGCAACCTCGTGCCGTCGCACCACAGGAGGATCCCGTGGTATGCGGCCGCGCACGATCTCTGCCGGATGTCCGGCGGTCCGTCCGTCGCCATGATCCTCGTCATCTTCCTCGCCATGCGTCTCTTGGTCCCCGTCCGCAGGAGGGTGTGTGTCCTCCACGAACGGTAACCCACAAAATCGACGCCTCTGTCCGCAGTGGGGAAGATCTGCCACCCGCGGTTCAGCGACAGACCGATCTCCGCGAGCTTCCGCTCGAGGACGGTCCTGACCCTCCGCAGCCATGCGGTGCTCCACCCCAGGATGACGATGTCGTCCATGTAGCGGAAATACCACCGGCAGCGGTACTGCTCCTTGAAGTAGTGGTCGATGTCCGAGAGGTACAGGTTGGCGAGGTATTGGCTGGTGAGGTTCCCGATGGGGATCCCTTTCCTCGGGTAGCCGTAGACGATCTCCCGGTACAGGCCGAGAACCGCCGGATCCTTGATCCTGCGCTCGACCTTCTCCATCAGTATGTCCTTGTCGATGCTCTCGAAGTAGTGGTGCACGTCCACCTTGAGGCAGTACTTCGCCTCCGGGTGCCTCAGCGCCCGCTTCAGATCCCGGAGTGCCTGGTGCGTCCCCCGGCCCGGGATCGCGGCGTAGGTCTGGGAGATGAACCCTCCCACGAATACGTCCCTTGTGGCCAGCGTGAGCGCCCAATGGACGACCCTGTCCGGGAAGAAGGGGAGCGATGCGATGTCGCGGGTCTTGCCCCTCTCGTGTATCTGGAAGTAATGGTACGGGGAACTCTCGAAGGTCCCCTCCTCCAGCATCCGCTTCACGGCCTGCAGATTCTCCTCCTCATTCTCCAGGAAGGTCCGCACGCCCCTGGTGTGCGATCTCCCTCTTGCTGCGAGGCGGTAGGCCTCGCGGATGTTCTCGTCCGAGACCGTCCTCTCCCTGATGTGTCCTGCTCTCTTCGGCATGCCTTCACCTATTGGCGGCCGTTCCGCCTCCCCGACCGGGCAGGGTACTAGGTCGCTTTCGTTTTGTTTTTTTTCACCGAGTGGTGGGGTCACGGCGGTTCGGTTCTTTGCGTGCATCGTGATGATGATTTAGGTGGAACTCGGGCGGGCACCGATATTCCAATTGGCATTCGACAGGGCATTATTCAGATTCAGCGTCGAGACTCCGTCATTCGACCCATTATTCGAGTTACCGCCCGTGATCGCCAGCCAGAGAGGCATACCGGCGTCGCGTTCCGCCGTAACCTTCTCCTTGTGGGAGCGTGATGATTAAGTGGTTTGCTGCGGGGCTTCCGCCCCGCACTCCTCGATCACTGTGCCCGATCCTATTGACCTCCATCGCTCGCCGGGGACGGCTCGCTGTCAGTCGAATACGAAGGCCGGGCGGGCACCGAAATACCAATCGGCACCCGACAGGGCAATACCCAGACCCAGCGCCGAGACCCCGCCATTCGACCCATCACTCGAGCCACCGCCCGCGAACGCCAGCCTCTGTGCGGAGGGGTTGGACCAGTGCTTGTCGCACAGGCCCGTCGCATCCGTTCCGTCGTGGTTGTTCCACAGCCCCCATCCGACCTCGTCCGTATAGATCGAGGTACAGAAGGCATTGGTGCTGGCGTGCATGTTGGCTGTCTCCAGCTCGTCCATCAGCGTCATCTTGGTCAGGTCGTCCACGACCTCCAGCTGCTGCCCGACGTAGATATCAGCGTATGCCTGGTCCGCGTCGTTGTAGCCGGTCATTATGTCATCGATGAACTCCCACTTGCTGGCCCACGGGTTCTCGATCAGGCACTTCACGACGTTACTTGTGCCTGCGGGATTGCCCGCATACCTGCCGAGGGTGTTGGCGAGTCCGGGCACCAAAGCCCTGTTCCCGGCCGCGTTGCTCCCGCCGGTGCTGAAGCCCTGGCCGAAGTTGCGCTGGCTGTCGAAGCTCTTCCCGATCAGGAGGGTCAGGTCCCTGATGAGCTGGCGGACGTGCCAATTGGTCAGCATCCAGCCGTCGCCGTTGGCCTGCGCCGCGGCCCTGAACTCCGCCCTGGTCTTGGAATAGGAGGGCTCCGCCGATCCGCTGACCGACATGAGCTTCCCGTCCACGATGGTCCCCTCGTAGACCCCTATGGCGAGGTACTTGTAGGTGTGGCCGTCGTATGTATGGGCGTAGGGCGTGCCCTGTGACCTCTTGGAGCTGATGCTGATCCCGCTGGCATTCCTCTCGCTGTAGAGCGTGGGAATGACCAGCATGACGTTCTCCTGCGTGATCTCCGTGCTCCTGTCCTCCCCGTTGATGTCCTTGGTGAGGTTGGAAGGGTCGAGGATGTGGTGGATGGTTCCGTCCGAATTGAACGTGGCGTAGAACATCGAAGCGATCAGCGGGTTGTCGTCCCCCCAGCTCCCGTTGGCATGGCTCTGCAGCGCCGTGGCCGCGGAGCCGTCCACCCTGGTGAAGCCCACGGCGTCGTCCGCGTATGCCAGGCAGGCCGTGGGGTCTGTCTGGAAGGTCGTGGCGTTGAACGCCAGGCTGTACTTGAAGTCCGAGCCGGAGATGAAGGCGTCCGGGATCTTCCCGTTCTGTCCGAGGAGGACGGCGTCCCCCGCCTGCGATGCCTGCACTCCGGCGCTGATCTTCCCTCTTACTGCAAAATTGCTCTCCCAATCATTTGTCATGCTACCACCTGTATCTTGTAGTTCCCGTTGTCATATCCCGCGTAGTGGAGGGTGATCGTGGTGGTGTCCACGGTCATGCGCACGCCGACGCGGGTGCCGACGGGAGGATAGAGGGAGATCCCCGCGGGGAGCCTCCCGAGGTTGTGCGTGATGACCACATCGTTCCCGGAGGGAGCGAAGGTCTGCGTGTAGATCCTCGCCGCATCG